CCTTTCGTTTAAGGTTTTGGCATTTTCGAAAAGTCTATCTAGTACAGGAAACATAATTTCGTTTTAATAAAAAACCCCCTGCATTAATACAAGGGGTTTCCAATAAATAAGCGACTATTCCTAGTCTTGTGCTTCTTCTTTCTTCTTTGCGGTGCGTTTGCGCTTTGGTTTCGCTTCGTCCTCTGCTACTAAATAGTCTGGAACTGTTAAACCGTTGGCAATCTTCCACATCTTAATAATCGTGTTTACCTCGTATTGAGATCGTAAACTCTTTACGGCTTGTTTTTCGGTTACGCTTTTAAGCCAATCAGAGTTCCAACGAACATCATTATTTTCGAGAGTCTTACTCATTATACAGCTACAAATGTACCGTCAGCAATATCGTAACCCGCCTTAGTACAAGTAATTTTATAATTCTCTGCCGCTGTCATTGCTGACGTAGTGATAACATACGTGCCTTCTGGAGACTCAACTAATGAAATAGCAATGTCACCCGCTGGAGTGTCTGTGTTTTCTACTGTGAAGTCACCAATTACTAATCCTGTAACATCGTCTCTATCTCCTGCTGATCCGAAACCAGTGAAAACAACTGACTGACAAGTAGTATTAGTAACCGCCGTTGCTGTTTGATACCCTGAAATGTTTGGGCGTAAAGACGTTGCTTTATATCCTAACTCTTCAGAAGTAATTACGTATGCGTTTTCTACACATTCTGTCTGATCCAAGTTCCAAGAGAACATACCCTTTTGAACTGTTGTATCAGTTGCGAACTCAACGAAAGAATCAAAAGTAGCCGTATCCATTTCGTACCCTCTTAATATCGTATCGTTCAAATTGTCCTTGATACCCCAAAGATTACCAGAGACATCTACATAGTAGAAATCTAAGTCAGAACAACCTAACTTCAACGCTTCACGCATTACTGGAAACGCTGCATCTTTGCCCCAGAGTTTAAAATTAAGAGAGAACACCCCTCCTACTCCGTCAATTTTTTCACTTCTACCGCTTGGCGCTGTTTCTAGTACTGTATCAGAACGCTCCCACGTAGATTCTTCCACTCTCAAGAATGGGTAAAATCTATCATCAGCAGCAACTGAAGCCAGTAATCTTGCTTGAATATCCGCGCCCAGTGTTCCAGACGTTAAATCAATTGTGTTTCTCGTACCATCCGCCTTGAATCTTGGCACGATGATAGGGAAAGCCATAGTTTTTTGTGTAACCGCGCATTTATTAGTACCCATGTTTGCGTACTTTGGCGTGTTACAACTACATATAGTTACACTCATTTTATTTCTTTTTTAATTTTGTTTAACAATTACAAATACTTAAATCGTATAGCTCGATGGTCATATTTACTTCCACACCGCTTAGGTCTTCATTTATTATTTTGTTTTGACTTCCTTTGTTCGCTATCTCTACTCCGAATCTAGGTCTAACACGACTCCTGAAAGTGTCCATTCGCTTAAATGTATAGTCGTTGTCGATTACGTACTTAAACGCTTTAACTAGACTCTCCATTGGCTTAATGGCTCTCGTGTTGTGTTCGTCATTGATCCACTTCGGTTCGTTCGTTTCATCCATAAAGAATAAACGCGCATCATAGGCGGCTTCAATTGAACTCTCCAGTCCTTGGTCAGTATATTCGTACGACTCCAACAGCCAAATAAAGGGCGTTTTCTCTCGTGTTCGTTTACTGATTTGTAGATATTCACTATTAGTACTCGAAGGGCTACCATGTAAAAACGTAATACTAGGCGCTACAACTACAGATCCTCCGAAGATAGGCGCACCGTTTAAAGGTGTTACATCTATCCAGGTGTCTTGTAAAAAGTCCGTTACCTTGTATACATTTCCTAAACCGTCCTCAACTCGTTTGTCTGTACTGATCCACAAAGTAGAACAAACATTGATACGTACACCGTCTGTAGACTGCACCTCTATAGATGTGTCTATCTGGTTTATAATACCTTGTACTATGTCTACTAAATTTCCCATTAATACACGTGGTTAAATCGTTGGTTAACTCCTTCGAACTCTGGGTACGTGTCAGGATCTACACAAAACATATAGTTCTGTATAGTCTTGTACGTTTCAATTGACTCGTTGTACCTAGAGTTTAAGTCATGCCCTATACCAGTAACAGGTGTTGCGTTTTCACTAGAGGTATTCTGTATACCATCAGTAGTTACTACCGTTACTCTGTCTCTGATATAGAGATAATAAACTAACCCCTGTAACATTACCTTGATACCCTTTGACTGTGTTAAACAATCGTCGGTTTGGTCGTTAAAAGGGTCGAAAACTTTAACAAAGCGCGGGTCACTCGGTGTTTGAGGTGTTCCCACGCTTAAGTCTGCAATAAATAAGTCGTACAATTCCACGCCAAACAGCTTAGGCAAATACTCTGCCTCCACTCTATCAATATAATCCGTTAATGAATCCTCTTGAAAGGTGTTTGTAGGGAGTTCAAAACGCCCGTTTTCAAAATCTTGTTCTTGTAGAATTGCCATCTAACTATTTAATTTAAGTTATTGTTCTTTCTTTTTTACTGTTTTCTTTTTTGCTGCGGTTTTATACTTTGCAACCTTGTCTTTATGTACAAGGCGAGACGCTAACATACTATCACAAGTAAATTCGTCGTCCTTTTTACGATTAGCAAAGTCCTTTATAAAAATTACAGTCTTCATATTACGAAGCTAATGTAGTTAATGCAGCAGAAATAGAAGTAACTTTTCTAAATCCTGTTTGGTCTACGTTACGAACTAACAATAACATACGCTTACGAACTTTCAAAGTTTCAGTGTCTTCTACGAACTGAGCGTTAACAACACCTCTCGATAATTGTACTCCGTTCTTTTCGTATTTTCTACCAAATCTAGAATCTCCCATAATCATTGTATTAGCAGCTACTTTGTTATCTACAACAATAGTAATACCATCTACAACGTTTCCTGAACGGTCAACGAATGGAGGCATGATATAGTTTTCGTTTGCATCCTTCTTTAACTTCATTAGGTTAACGTCTGCAATGTTCATTAGAGCAAAGTTAGCCATGTATTTCGCGTCCTGGTCTGTTTCAATGTCCTCTTTTACCTTTACGATTAAATCATAAATAGAAGCGTCAGAAATACCAGAAGCTACAGGAACATAACCAGGAGAAGAAGTTACTAAACCAGTAAGGTTATTACCTGTACCGTCTCCGTTAATTACTTGGTCGTTTGCTACTAAGTCAACATTCAAACGTAAGAACATTTCTAATTCTGCTGCGAACATTGCTTCGTCTTCAAAAAACTCTTCTGTAACTGGTAAAGAATCACCAATCTTTTTAAGATCAATTGAGAATTTTTCCCATTTTGCCTCTGATTCAGGGAATGTATCGCCCTCTGCAAGCATTGCTGCTGCACGAACCGTTGTTGCTTCATCCCAATCGTAGTAACGTACTGTACCGTTATCGTTATTACCCATTGTGATTGTAGGGAATAAGTCAATAGCTCTCATTCTACCTGTTGCAAGCTGTCCAATAGTCGTTAAGTCTTGTGCTTGTTCGTTGTTAGTGATGTTTGCACGAACCGTTGTTGCTTTAAGTTCTACTGTTCCGTTCTCTCCTTTAGCAATCCCTTTAAGAGTTTCTTTGTTCTCTGCAATCTCTTTAGCTAAAGAACCTCCGTTAGAACCTCCGTTAGCTTCTGTGATTTGTTTTGCTAATGCAATACCCTGTTCTTTTTGAGTCTTAGAAATTTCTTTCATAGCTTCAAAAACCGTTTTAATCTCTTCAGCTTGAGTTTTAGCGTGGTCTTTTTGTGCTTGCTCTAGTGATTTTTTAGAAGTGTTTACATCATTTTGTAACGCTTCGAACGCTTTACTGTTAGACTCATTCAAATCGTTATAGATTTTCATTCTGTCCTCTGGAGACATTTCTTTGAATTGCTCCATTGTGTGTCCTAGTTCTTCTAGGTACTTTACAATTGTTTTCATTTTTAAATAAATTGTGTTAATAAATCATCGTTATTATTCTTCTTTTGAGTGTCGTTAGACGGCTCGTTATTATTCGCGTCCAATGACGACGAAATGTCTTTAGATAGTATCATTGGTGTAACATCGTTAGAACCTGCCAACACCATTGAACCCTCTTTAAATATCTTAGCTTCTGATACTGTCCAGTAATAACCTCTTTCAAAAGCTACACCTTTATTAGCTATAGAATCTATAGTAGAATCCCATTGAATTTTTTCCTGTGCTAAATCTTCACTATCAGAGTTTACAGCTAGTTTTATATCAACATATTGCATTCGAACACTATGTTGTATATCTATTCCTTTCTCTATTACTGTCTTTGCTGAATCTAGTTGTATGTCGTTTTTATCAACTTCAAATAATAAAGCCTGTGTTTTACCTTCGTAATCCGCTCCAAGGTCAGACCAATTAAACATCTTTAAAGATATTTCAACGTCACTAGGATAAGCTATTACACTCTTCATGCTTAAATCATGATCCG